AGATGGACTCGTAAAGGTGGGTTGAGCACCTGTGATATTAGCGAATTTTTGATTTTTGTTCATTTTAATTCGTTTTTTTTTGTTAAATTATTTTAATTATAAAGTTTTGATAAGAAAGTAGATTGAGCATCAACCATTTTCTGACCATAATTTTTTCTGTTTGAATTGAACTTATGAATTGCAGAAGCATCTTCAACTGGAGCACCATCTAATTTTGGTAACTCTTCATCTTCGTCTACTGCTTCCATCATTGTTCCTGACTCTTCTTCTGTTACGATAGAGTCTGTTGGAGGCATCATTGTTGCTTCCATCACTTTCATTTTCTTTTCCATTTCATCAATTCTGTAAGCCATTTCTTCCATTTTCTTACCTAATTCCATTTCCATGTCTTTTTCATCTTTCATTGTTTCACCATCTGTTTCAGGCATATCAGGGTCAACTTCATCAGTTTCCTCAGCCATTTTCAATGTACCACTAGTTACAGAGTTCTTTGCTTCTGGCATTACATTTTCAGGGTCTTCATTACCCGTTGATGGTAATTTTTCTGTTTTAATCATGTCAGCATCAGCATCTGCTAATTCTACATTTTCTCTTTCTACGATTTTACCGTCTTTTGAGATTACTTTAAGCATGGTTTCATTTCCCTCTGTATCTTTCAACATTAAGTCATGTGTTCCGTCTGGTGCTGGAGATTTAGTTCCATCTTCTGAAACTACGAATAGGTCTTCACCTACATCAAATGTTGCAGACTCAACTATTGTTCCATCTTCTAATTTAGCATATGTTAATTGAACTTCTTCGTTTAATGATAACATCTGCATTATTTTGTTTAATACTGTCTTTGAATTCATTTTATAATTGTTTGTAAGGTAAAAACACCTTATGTTAAAAAAATCGTTATTTTTATTGATTGATTATTATTTCGTTTAAAGATGCACCCATAAATTCTTCTATGGTATGTGTCGGTTCTACATTTACTTCTACATATTCCCAATTTCTATTTTGGATATGTTCTAAATATTCTTGTGAGATTATCATCTCTATTCCGTTTGCTGTTAGTTTATAGTTATTCATTATCTTGCATTAAAGATGTCATAGTTTTGTGTAATATCAGCAATACTTAATGATGATGGATATACTAACCATGCTACTAATTCGCCACTACCTTCATACCCTATCTTTACATTTTGATTTGTTGGAGTAAATAAAGTTCTATCATGACTATTAGTTGTTGAATTAACTTCTGTAATATTTACTACATAACTTTGTGAATTAGTTCCATTATTTCTTCCACTAAACAATGTAAATATATTTTGAATATCAGTTCCTGCATTTGCATCATTTGCTGCACCTGAATTGGTTGTTCCAAGTGCTCCGTAGTAGTATAACTGGTATACACCACTATTTAAAGGCCAACCTGTATCAATTGCTATTGATACACCATTGTTATTAAATTGTCCACCAATATAAGGATATGCAGGTGATGTACCTGATGTTATTTTATAATATGCTTGAACAGTATATGCTGCTGGGAATGTACCACTATATTCAATATAATTAGATGAATTAGTAGTTAAAATACCACCCTTTGTTGCAGAGCTATATGTAGGTGTACCTACAAATGTTGCAGTTGGGCCACTATTTCCACTTACATCATAAACCGATGTTCCTGTACCTGGATAAGAAGCTGAATTACCAAAATCATATATTACATATGCACCTGCAACATAGTTTATTGCCGGTGCAGCTGCAGTAGTTACTATATTTCTATTAAATCCAAAGTTTTGAAATATCATTAAATCATATTTTTTGTTGATACTACGAATGGAACACCACTTGCAACTGCTACTATTGATAAAACATCTTTCTTACCACTTCCGTTAGTTGCAGAGTATGCACTACCTGATGGTTGTAACATAGTCGGTGCTAATGAAGCAGATGAGTTTGTTCCTGTTGTAATAACTAATGTTGCAGATGTACCTGGTTGAACATTTGATGCAGATATATGTGTTGTTGCAGTACCTGCTAATGTTAAAGTAAAGTAGTTACCTAAACTTAAATCCATTGATGCAGTATTAGATGTAATAGACATTGATACTACATTACCAAATGCACTACCTGTTATTGTCAAACTGCCACTCATTATTTGAGAGCCAGTAATTCTGTTATTTGCATTTAACAATACAACCGATGATGTAAATGTGTTTAAACTTGTAATTGAAGTTACTAAACTACCTGTTGATTGAGATGCAGTGTATTCGTTAAATGAAGATGTGGTTACGAAACTACCTGTATTGATTGTTGCTCCTGCGAATGATGATGTTAAAACTTGTGTATTTTGTCCTAATGAATTACCAACCCATGCATATCCATTTTGTAGTGATGCAGTAAATCCTGCACTTGCACTCAATGGAGTTGTAAATGTTACTCTACCATCTGTGTATGCTGTTGAAGCTTGGAATTCAATTGGGAAATAATAAGTACCTGCACTTCCGCTACTTACTGCAATACCACCACCGACTTTTCCACTACCAAAACCACCAATTGATGATATTCCACCATATAATGCAATTTGATTACTAGCACTCGTTGCTGCTACATATCCTCTTGCCATAATAGAACTTACTAAATTTGCACCACTTCCTGATGTTACCTGAACCGTCGTTTGACTAATTGATGCAATACCATTGCTTCCACTAATTCTACTTGCTGCAGTTGCTTGGAAGGCACCTGTTATATCCAAATCATATGTTGCTGATGAACTAATAGATACTACACCATTAACTGTTTGATTACCTATGAATGAGTTACTACCTGTTGTTGCAAAACTACCTGTATCTATTGTTGAACCACTCACGTCAGGAATATTAACTGCAAATGTAGTCGTATCACCTTTTGTAAATGTTAAGTTTCTACTTCCAGTATCAAATGATGCAGTATATAAAGCTAAACTTGCAGATGTATTAACACTTGCAGTTATACCTTCTAAACTATCTAATCTGCTATCCACCGATGTAGAGAATGCAAGAGGGTCACCTAAACCATTTATTGTTGATGCAGATACAGAGTTTGCACTTACTGCTCCTACGAAGACAGCTTGTGTTCCACCACCTGCACCCATTTGAACTATATTAGTTCCTGCGGATGTTTGTAATTCTAATCCATTACTTCCTTGTGCTCTAACATGGTGTGTTACTAAATCAGCACCATTCACCATATTGATTGAACCACTTATGTTTATACTACCTGTTATAGTTTGATTACCTACGAATACATTAGAGCCAGTAGTTGCGTATGAGCCTGTTGCTGATATTAAACTATTTACCTTTTGGTCGTTAGATGCAGTATAAGCATTGAATGATGCAGTAGTTACAAAGTTACCTGCTGAACCACTCACATCAGGAATATTAACTGCAAATGTAGTTGTATCTCCTTTTGTGAATGTAAGGTTTCTAGTACCTGTATCAAATGATGCAGTTACTAATGCTAAACTAGCTGAAGTATTTAAACTCGCAGTCGTAGTATTTAAATTACTTATAGACACTAATGCAGATGCACTAAATGTGTTTAATTCAGTTATAGATGTTACTAATGATGCAGTTGATTGTGATGCAGTAAAAGTATTTAATGCAGATATAGATGTATTTACAGATGCACTATTTGTATTTAATGCATTGATTGATATTTGTGCTGATTGAGTAAATGATTGTAATGATGCAGTTGCTTGGTTTAATGCACTGATATCAACTGAACTTGTTTGTACAGGTGTTCCATTAACTGTTAAACTACCTTGTACCTTTACACTACCTGAAAGAGTTTGTATGTCTGTTAATTCATCTCCTAATTGGTTTGACCCACTAGAATATATTACACTTGCAGTTTCATAAAGAGTTGTAAGATATGTAATAGATGCAGATGTTGCAGTTATGTTTGTGAATGTTTGATTTGCAGTAAAGTTATTATCTACATTCGTTCTTGCAAAAGAAGCAGTTTCACTTTCTGTCACATAAGATGATGTTGCAGCTTCTAAACTACTTACTCTTTGGTCATTACTTTGTGTATATGAATTGAATGATGCAGTTGTTACAAAGTCTCCGGCCGAACCACTAACATCAGGAATATTAACTGCAAAGGTTGTATTATTTCCCTTTGTGAATGTTAAGTTTCTTGTACCATTGTCAAATGATGCAGTCAATAAGAATGAACCACTCTCTGTTTCTGTTACATAAGATGCAGTTGCTGCATTTAATGAATTGATACTAACTTGTTGAGATGCAGATGATTGATTCAAATTAGAGATTGATATTAATGCAGATGCACTAAACAATTCTAAGTTTTGTGTTTCAATTAACAAACTAGCAGTAGTCGTATTCAAATTATTGATACTAACTTGTTGAGATGCAGTAGATGCATTCAATTGAGTTATTGAACTATTGGTGCTTGAACTAAAAGAATTTAAGTTAGTTACTGATGTATTTATACTAACTTGCTGAGATGCAGAACTTTGATTTAATGCATTGATACTAATCTGTTGTGATGCAGATGATGCATTCAAATTAGTTATAGCTGTATTAGTAGATTGTGTGTATGCATTAAAAGATGCAGTAGTTACTAATCCTACATTATCTATGTTTACTTGTACCACCGCAGTTCCTGCAATAACTTGTGCAGATATAGCACTACCAGTAAAGTTCATAGATGTTGCGTATCCTTGTAAGATACCTTCGTCTAATATAGGTAATGCAATTGATGCAGTTACATTTGTTAATTTAGAACCATCACCTACAAAGTTACTTGCTGATACAAATGAAGATGCAGAAATAGATGTAAAGTTGTTTGTTTGAGTAAAGTCGTTTGTAATATCGGTTCTAGCAAAACTACCTGTATCTAAACTATCTACAAGTGTGTCAATTACAGACGAGTTATAATCTCTTAATATCTGCGGAGTAATTGCTTGTGAGTTATTATTCGGAAACGATGATGAGTTTGCCGCTTGTAATTGTGCTTTTGTAAGTATTGCCATATAGGGTTTTTATTCTTTTAATTTATTTCAAATCCATCACTAAATCCAAAACTGAATGCTCCTAAATCTAATGGTGCTACTAAGCTTCCTTGTGTTTGACCAATACCTTGTGATATCAATGCACCTTTGCAACATCTCACATCGTATGTATCACTATGTTCACATAGACATGCTTGTCTGCTATTCTTTGGTGAACTCAAACCTCTTGTTGGCCCAATATAGATACCCGAGTTATTTTGTCTATTAACTGAGAACCTTAAATTGCCGCTTAAACTATTAGACCATTTTCCCATTCAATCCTGTTTTAATAAAAACACCGAAAACATAAAAAATAGTTATGACTTCTTCATAGCTTCTTTATGCAACATACTTTCTAATGATGCCTTATCTGCTTTGAAACATAAATACAATAAACATTTCTCTAATGGTTCTTGTTGTACTACTTCAAACTTCGTAACATCTCCATTGGCGAGTTCAAATATTGAGGTATAAGATTTCCACTTCTTGCCAAAATTGACTTGATATTGGGAGGTAAGTCCATCTCCATCGTAGATTTCAGGATAGAACTCAACAAGTCGGTTGACAAATGAACAAAAAAAAAGAGACAACCAAAGTGTATGTCCATGCCTACTGATAACCATTTACTATCATCGTCATTAGGAGTGTAAGGTTTAATTGTGTATAACTCACCTTGCTTCTTTACTACGGGTCTATAAAGTATATTCATTATCTTACTCCAATTCTTATCAATTGCAATAGTTTCATATTTGGTTATATCACAGAATGCACCATAAGTCATTTGGGATAAGTTAGGTTCAAATCCATACTCTATACCATCTACCTTAATTATTTTTTGCAAGGGTAATTCTGTATTAGCAAGAAACTTATCTAACTCTAATTTAATTTCTGCGTATGATTGCATATCTAATCCACTTACATACAACGGGTCTAATCCACATAGATGATATAGTATTAAAGCATTCACTGCTTCATCGTTATCTTTGTAGTTCTCCATTTGATTTTGTAATTCCAACCATTTCTTCAAACTTATATCTCCATAACTTGTTGGGATGTTAAGCGTTAGTTCCTGCACCATTCGTTAAATATTTTATCATGTTAGTTAATCTTATTACTTTCTTTTCTTCTAGTTCTAATTTAGTATTCATCATTATCATTTTTGCTCTCAAATCCTCATTTTGTTGTTGCAAATCCTTAGCGTAGAGTATTAGCTCTTTGATTTCACTCTCGTTCCATTGATTTTGATTAGTATTTGTGCCTTCCAATTGATATTGCATATTTACCTGCTTGTATTTTCTTTTGATTTAATTGTTCCATACATACATAACGGATTGCATCTATTGCGTGGTTGGAGTAATCAACAGGTATGTTTTCAAAGTCACCATTCTTATTTACAGTCCATACATACTCACTAAACTCTCTTACAATATTAACTGATGATTTAAGTATATGCAGTTTGTGTTGATGCATTATGTCAATACCCATCTTAATACTATCCTTACCCTTCTTAACAGGCTTTATATTGAAACCTGCTCTATATATCTCCTCTATCAATCTACCTTCTGCACTATCACCCCATATTATATTTCTCTCTACATCTAATGATTTTAATTCTGCTACTATCTCACTTGTCACTAAACCTTTCTTATATAGCAATTCCTCAAAGTATAAGTTCTCTCTCCACTTATATACTGCAATCAATGTCGTAGGGTCAATACTAAAACCAAAGTCCATACCGAATGCAACAAATACTGCCTCATCAGGTATCTCCTCTACTAACTCTGCACTGAATATAGTTCCTACATTATTGCCTGGCAATCCTAATCCATATATCTTATAGTATTCAGGGTTAACATACTTTAATCTTTCAATCTCATCTATAATACTTTTCTCTAAAAATGGGTTGTCTAAGAAGGTTGAGATATATAAACTGCTTTCAGGGTGTGTTTGTATTTCGTTAAAGATATAGTGGTTAGTTCCAAACGATGGGTTATATGCAATAATAGTTTTAATACGAGTTCTAATAAATAACTGAAAGTAATCCTCTCTACTTAATTCATTACACTCATCTATAAACAAATAATCTCTTGCACTACCCTTTCTCTTTTCACTACTATCAATTGACATAAACTCTACCATACTGCCATTGTCAAATGTATATATGTGTTCAGTTGCAGACCAATTCTCATCAGACCATATGTTTAAGTCTTTAAGTATTGTTTGCCAGTCTCTCATAATAGATACACGCATAGATGGAAAAGACTTTCTTACTACTGATACTACTATGTTAGGTTCCATTAAACAATGCACTAATATCCATTGTAAAGCAGAATAACTTTTACTGCTTCTAGTTCCACCTTGCAGTAT